GGTGCAGCCTGACAGAAGAATACATGGAGACGAGTGGAGAGCTTGAACTGGGATTTCACCTGGGCGAGCTCTTCATTCCTTTCTGCGAGATCATGAGATTTTTTGGAGGTACGACATGAAGAAAACAGCAGAATTGAAAGTGCTGCCGATTTCCGTGCTCAAACCGGCAGAGTATAACCCGCGTAAGAAACTCAAACCGGGAGACAAAGAGTATAAGAAGATCAAGGATTCCATTGAGGAGTTCGGATTCGCCGATCCGCTGGTAATCAATGCGGACATGACAATCATCGGCGGACATCAGAGACTCAATGTTGCAATCGATCTGGGATACACCGAGGTGCCCTGTGCGGTGGTCGACGTGGATAAGACCCGTGAGAAGGCGTTGAACATTGCCCTGAACAAGATCACCGGTGAGTGGGATGAGCAGATGCTGGCCGATCTGCTGACTGACCTGAAGGAAGCAGACTACGACCTGGACTATACCGGCTTCGAAGCGCCTGAAGTGGAGCAGCTCTTTTCCAACATCTACGATAAGAAAGTCAAGGAAGACGACTTCGATGTTGACAAGGAGCTGCAGCAGCCGTGCTTCTCACAGCTTGGAGATCTGTGGTGCCTTGGGAAACACAGAGTCATCTGCGGTGACAGCACAGGTGAGGAAATCTATACCCGCCTCATGGATGGGCAGCTTGCCAACCTCGTGCTGACGGACCCGCCTTATAACGTGGACGTTGAGGAAACAGCCGGAAAGATCATGAACGACAATATGAGCGACCAGGAGTTCTATAACTTCCTGCTCTCCGCCTATCGCTGTATGCATGCGAACCTGGCCGATGACGGCTCCATTTACGTGTGGCATGCAGATACGGAAGGCATCAACTTCCGCACAGCTTTTAAGGATGCGGGCTTTTACCTGTCCGGCTGCTGTATCTGGGTGAAGAACGCCCTGGTGCTGGGAAGAAGTCCATATCAATGGCGGCATGAGCCCTGCCTGTTCGGATGGAAGCAGAAGGGAAAACACCAGTGGTATGGGGACCGAAAGCAGACAACCGTCTGGGAATACGATAAACCCAGATCCAGCAAGGATCATCCGACAATGAAGCCGGTACAGCTGATGAGTTATCCTATCAAGAACAGCACCATGACAAACGGCATCGTGCTCGACCCCTTCCTGGGCAGCGGCTCTACATTGATTGCCTGCTGCGAGACGGATCGTATCTGCAGAGGAATTGAGCTGGACCCGAAGTTCGTCGATTGCATCGTGAAAAGATACATCGAGTGGGCTGGTGGAAAATACGACGATGTGTATGTGATCCGGGATGGCCAGAAGCTTTGTTTTGATGAAGTGGCAACTTTTGAGCCGCAGGAAATAGAAGACTGATATCGGACACAGGGGAGGCTGGTTTGCGCTGGCCTCTCACTTTCTTCAAGGAGGGAGCGATGGAAATTGTGGTAGCTATTGTAATTGGCCTGGTCGTTATTGGTGTGATCGCTTCTCTTCTTGGGATTGCTGTTATCATCGGGGCTTCTGACGAACTTTACCGGGAATACGATGACAGGGATCAGGCAGAATACATCCAGCGCTGGATGGAGAAGAAGAAACAAAAAGAAGCACAGAGGCGGGCCAGACGTCGGAAGCGGTAATTGTGTACTATGTAGAATCTGCGTTTTTATCAGAAAATAGCTCAGAATTGACTTTACTTTTCGGGGCTTCAGAGTGATGTATACCATACCGCCGGGGAGCACCGGCAGATGGAAATCACAAGGAGCAAAGCTCCGGAAAGGACAAGGACATGATGAGATTTGCATTGAACGCTGAGGAAAAGAAGACCCTGGTAAAGCGGATCGGCGAGCTGACCGGCATCCAGCCTCGTTACACTTTCATGCCGCTCTGCGCATATAAGATCGGGGTCTACACGGTAGAGCGCCGGGGTGACCTGGTTGTGGAGGATGCGGATTTGGATGAGGCGTTGATTCAGACCCTGATTGCTGAAGGTCTGATTACGGAAGGAATCCATGAGGAGGATCGTGTGGAAGAATTGATGACGGCCGCAACAGCTGTGGCTGAGATTACGGAGGAAGAGGAACCGGATGAAGCTGAACAGGCGGAGCCGGATGGGCTGACGATCAGCTTGCCCATGGCGCGACATTCAGCGGAATCACTCCGAAGACTGGTCAACCTGATCTACAGCCGGGGACCTCTTCTCTCCAAAGCGACCGGAGGGCAATTCGGTGCAGATAAAGACCTGATCGCAGCGCTTGACGATGCCGGGCTGATTACATCGGCATCCGCTTTTATCTCCATGGTAAAAGAAAAGGGCGGCCTGACAGGACTTTCCTTTACGAGCGATAAGGTGAGCTTCACCGGTTTTCCGCTGACAGAAGACCCTGACAGGAGCGCAGCCTTCCAGCACATTGCCTGCCTGATAAACAAGCATGTCCTGGAACAGAAGCGGATTCAGGCGAAGATGGTCAATGACGACAATGAGAAATACGCCTTCCGGATCTGGCTTCTGCGGATCGGCATGAATGGCGACGAATTCAAGACCAGCCGCAAAATCCTGATGGAGAACCTCTCCGGACACACGGCCTTCCGAACAAAGGAAGAAGAGACCCGATGGAAGGCTCGCCAGAAGGAAAAACGCGAAGAACTGAAGGCTGCGAAAGCCGCAGAGCAAGCGGAAGAAACGCCTGCGGATGCGGTGTAAATGTACCAATTTCAGGCACGAAATAAGGCCGGATATTTGTCTGATAATTATCTCAGAATTGACTTGCTATTTATGCCTTTCAGAGTGATATATACACATGCCGAAAGGCACAGAATACCTGCCAGGGAGGAGGACAAGGCCATGACCACTTACAAAACCAACCACGCCGCCACCACGAAGAGCATGACCGAGTGGTATTTCGGAAAGGCCTTCGTTGCCAGCATGACCGCCAAGGCCAAGCGGGAAAACAAGAAGACCGGCAAGACCGAGTTCCGCTTCTGGCAGGACGGCACCGGCTACCTGACCATCACCCTTCACTAAGGAGGTACCTACCATGACAAACCTCGACCACATTCTTTCCCTGATCCGCCACAGGGCAAAGCTCCGCAGCCAGGAGGACGGCAGCCTGATGCCGCTGACCGAGGACTTCTACCGTGACGCGGTGGAAGCCTGCAATAAGGGAGGCTACAATGCAGCCACCTACGAGCTGATACTGCCCGGCATCGACAGCGAGCTTTGGCTGGCCATCTGGAAGGACGGCCACGTCGACTCCGGCAGTCCCAAAGGGATCTGCGCCTGCCTTGCCCGCTGAGCCGCACACGCGGCTACCAAGGGGCCTTCGGGCCTCTTTTGGGTTGTTCATCGATGGGAAGGAAACCGGCGAGACAGGCAATGCGTGGGCAATTTCGCGCCTGACAGTCTGCTTGGTTTCAGGGCAGATATTTGTGCACATTATGGCGCAGAATTAACTTGCTATATCTTCAAAGTAGAGTGATATATACACATGCCGAAGGGCAAACGACAACATTACCGAGGAGGAACCTACCATGAAGACCAACACCTACTTTGAAGAGCTCGACCGCATCGCCCGCGACTACGAAACCCGGCACGAAGCCCACAAGCAGCTGAAGCAGCAGATCATTGACACCAAGGGCTGGGACAGCGAAGAGCTGAAGGCCTGGTACAAAGAGGAAGAAGAAAACTTCCAGTACCCGATCAGCGCCGGAGCCTGCAAGGCATACAGAGCATGGCGCTACAGCGACACCGACGAGGTGATCATGGACGACTTCACCTGGGATCGGGAAAGACACGATTTCATCGCCACCCTCCGGAAAGCAGGCATTCAAACCCTGGTGGTTACCAATCAGTCAACCGGCCTTATGGAAGACCTGCACGGCTACGCGGCCGAGGGCTGCATGATGCTGGGCCTTTGCACCATCACCAAGAAGGACACCCGCTGGGGCGAAGAAAAAGAGGAGCAGATCATGGGGATCCGCTTCCAGCTGAACTAAGGCACATAAGCCTCGGACCATGATGGAGCCGGGAGGCTCCTTTGGTCGTATATACATAATGACAGCCACGGAATCTTTGTGCACATTATGATCGGAATATCCGCAGAATTGACTTGCTATTATTCCGGTTCAGAGTGATATATACACATGCCGAAAGGCAAACGACAAAGATTACGGAGGGCAAAGACCATGACAAACGCTTACGAACTGAGAAACCACTTTTTCCTGGAAGACTACAACACCGCGATTACCCGCGTGGATTTTGAGACCTTCTTTACCAAGACCAAGGAAAAGGTCATCTTCACTTTTAACGGCTGGGACGGCAAGAGCTACGACGGCGAAAGCCGAACAGCTACGGTTTACCGCACCAGCATCAAGGGCTACGAGAACGTCCGGCTGATCAAGGTCGGCAAGGGCCTGCACTACATCGAAGAAGACCGCATGGTCATCGAGAAGGCCACCGGCGAGAGCCATCCGGAAGCCAGCTGGCTGGTGGATGTCAAGAGATCCTGATGACAACGAAAGCAACCGGGAAAGGCAGCCTTACGAGGCTGTGTTTCTCGTCATAGATACACGATTACACCCTCAAATCTTTGTGTAATATATGCCTGAAAACAGACGGGATTATTTGAAAATATAACTTGCTATTTCTCCCGCGTAGAGTGATATATACACATGCCGAAAGGCAAAGGACCAACGAAGACGGAGGAGAAAGACCATGACGATTAACGAAGCGATGAGAACATACCGCCTGCCGAACCCGACTACCCCGGAAGACCTCGAATGCCGCTGGAGCAAGGTCCTGAATTTCGGAGATAAGGTTCTACTGGCCGGATACTACTACAACGGAAAGAATAAGCCCAGCTACTTCGGAGCGGTTTACGAGCACCTGGATGACGACCTTTCCTGCGAGGGAATCATTGGACTGGCAGCAGCCAGCGAGGTTGCCTTTGAGGATGACGGTCACGCGATCGCCTGGGCGATGCAGCAGTAAAGGAAGGTATTACATGGAACAGAGAAAAGAGCTTGCTTATGAGCGGCATGAATTGCCGTCACGATTTTGGGAACCAGAACCGCCAGAGGATTTTGAGCCAGAGCAGATTGATGACACGGAAGAGCTGGAACTGCCATTTGACTGAGTAAAAACGTGGACAAACCAGATTGCGATTTCTGATATCATGATATCGTCGAAAGAGCGGCGGAGCCGGAACCGCCTTACCAAAACACTCACTGGGGATAGAATTGGCGGCATCGGAACACCCTGAACCGCAAGGAGCGCGGAAATCCACAGGGCGGTCATGTGAGGACTCCTAACGAATGAAACCGTCAATGAGTAAAATCGTGGACATCTCATCTTGAGATTTCTGATATAGTGATAGCATCGAAAGTACGCGAGGATCTGTGGAGCAATTCCATGGGTCCTTTTCTTTACGCCATTACACGGGAAGGAGGGATCGGATATGGCGACTAGAGGCAGAAAGCCGACACCGACTGCAATCAAAGAGCTGGAAGGCAATCCCGGAAAGCGTGCCCTGAACGAAAAAGAGCCCAAGCCTCAGAAGAAAGCTCCTCCTTGCCCTAAGTGGCTGGAGCCGGAAGCTAAGAAAGAGTGGAGACGACTCGCTAAGAAGATGGAGGCTTTGGGTGTGCTCACCGAGGTGGATATGGCTGCCTTTGCCGGTTACTGTCAGGCATACGCGAGATGGAAGCAGGCGGAGGAGAGGATTACGGATCGCGGTCTGGTAATCCGCACCCCTTCCGGTTATCCACAGCAGGTGCCTTACATCAGTATCGCGCAGCAGTACCTCCGCCTTATGAATCAGTTTGCTGAACAGTTTGGTCTGACACCTGCGGCACGATCCCGCATCATTGCCGGAAACGGCGAGGGCGGTGTTGTGGACGAGATGGATGAACTTCTGGGAGGTAGCTAATGGAGAGGGAGAGACCGAAGGAATATCCAAAGCTGAAGGATTACCGCCCCAGCCGTTTCATGTTGCCTGACTCTCATTACGATGCGGCTAAAGCGGACAAAGCAGTACGCTTCATTGAGATGCTTCCGCATACCAAAGGACGCTGGAGCGGAAAACCGTTCTGGCTACTTCCCTGGCAAGAGCAGATCATTCGGGATGTGTTCGGCATCGTCAAGGAAGACGGGACACGCCAATTCCGCACGGCCTATGTGGAGATTCCGAAGAAAAATGGAAAACAGCTTGATATCGGAACACCTATCCCGACTCCAGATGGCTTTACCTGCATGGGAGACCTGAAAATCGGGGATATCGTTTTTGATGAGTGCGGAAAGCAGTGCCATGTCGTTGCTAAAAGCGCAGTCGATGATACAGAGCAGGCGTACCGCCTGACATTTCGAGATGGCAGCTCGATTATTGCTGGTGAGAGACATCTCTGGAACTGCGAATACATCTATGGAAAACCCCGGAGCGTTCAGTGGACAACAGGTGAGATTTACCGAAGGACGCAGAGGTATCGGGATCATTATAGGGATAATCCGGTAGAAAGCCGTCGATCCGTTATCCGTATTCCTGTTGCTGATGCACTACAGACATCAGAGACCGCGCTTCTTGTTGATCCATATCTGTACGGCTATTGGCTCGGAAACGGAAATGCAATGAAACCTGAAATCACGGTGAGGAATGGAGATGTGGAAAGCATAATCTCCTTTATCCCGTACAAACCGCATAACCGTTATCCGCAGAAATGCGGAGGAAGCGAGATCCTCAATTATACGCAGCTTAAACCAATCCTGCTGGATTCATTCCGGGAGAAGAAAATCCGACCGGAATACTTGAGAGCGTCTGAGGAACAGCGCTGGGCTTTGCTCCAGGGATTAATGGATTCCGATGGATGCATCGGAGAGCGAAAAGCGCAGAGCGTATATGTCACGACTCTGAAAGGACTCGCCGAATCTGTCAGAGAACTGTTGTGGTCGCTTGGCATTAAGAACGCAGTCAAGGCTGAACCATCTACAAGACATGGATGGCCGACAGGAGAAATCCTCTATGTGATTCGCTTCACAACATTTGATGACCAGCCTACATCGAGGCTGATCCGGAAGAGCCTGCGGCAACGTGTCAGAACGAGGCAGACACGATCCAATTTCCACTACCTGATGAATATAGAGCCGCTGGATCATTCGGTCAGGATGCAATGCATCCAGGTGGACAGCCCAAGCCATCAGTATCTTGCCGGGACATCAATGGTGCCAACGCACAATAGTGAGCTTGCGGCTGCGGTGGCGCTCTACCTTCTGTATGCAGACAATGAGCCTTCTGCAGAAGTGTACGGCGCGGCGGCAGATCGCCAGCAGGCATCCATCGTATTTGATGTGGCCAAGCGCATGGTGGAAATGACCCCGGCGCTCAACAAACGATCCAAGCTGATGGGAGCGACCAAACGTATCATTAACTACGCTAACGCAGGTTTTTATCAGGTGCTCTCGGCGGAGGTTGGCACCAAGCACGGTTTGAACGTATCCGGCCTTGTGCTTGATGAGCTTCATGCTCAACCTAATCGGAATCTGGTGGATGTGTTGACAAAGGGTTCCGGCGATGCCAGAACCCAGCCGCTGTACTTTCTGATTACGACAGCAGGAACGGACAGGAACAGCATCTGCTATGAATATCACACGAAGGCGAAAGACATTCTGGAAGGAAAACGAATTGATCCGTCCTTTTATCCGGTGATCTATGGCCTGGATGATGGCGAGGACTGGAACGATGAGAAATCCTGGTACAAAGCAAATCCCAGCCTCGGTTATACGATTCAGATCGATCGTGTCCGGGAGGCGCACAGGGAAGCGCTGACCAATCCGGCAGAAGAGAACGTGTTCCGGCAGCTGAGGCTGGATCAGTGGGTCGGCAGCTCCGTTGCCTGGATACCGGAGCATATTTACGATCAGGGAAACATCCCGATAGATACAGATCGGTTAAAAGGCCGTGAGTGTTACTGCGGACTGGACTTATCCAGCACCAGTGACATCACGGCTTTTGTCATGGTGTTCCCTCCGCAGTATGAGGGAGATAAATACATCGTTGTGCCGCATTTCTGGCTTCCAAGAGAAACGCTGGATCTCCGGGTACGACGGGATCACGTCCCCTATGATGTATGGGAGCGGATGGGACTGTTTCATGTAACGGAGGGCAATGTGGTCGATTACAACTTCGTCCGAAAAACCATCAACGACCTGCACACGCAGTTCAACATCAGGGAAATCGGTGTAGACCGCTGGAATGCCACCCAGCTCATCACTGATCTGGAAGGTGACGGCTTCACCATGGTCCCGATCGGTATGGGCTTTAAGGATATGAGCCCAGGCATGAAGGAGCTGTATAAGTTGCTGCTGGAAGGCAAGATCATCCATGGCGGCAACCCGGTTCTGCGTTGGATGGCAGGGAACGTTGTGGCGGAGATCGACGCTGCGGAGAACATCAAACCCAGCAAAAAGAAATCGACAGAAAAGATTGACGGTATTGTTGCCTGGATCATGGGCCTGGACCGGGCGATTCGCCATGAGCGGCAGGGCAGTGTATATGACGATCCGGAGCGTGGACTCTGGGTCTTTTAAGATTGGAGGAAGCTTATGGGATGGAGAGAATGGCTCGGTTTCAGTAACCCGAGAGATGCTCCTAAGGAGGAGCTGCCGAAGATAGAAGATAATGTCCGGGATTCGGGCAGCATTTTCGTTTTCGGGCAGACCATCAGCGGAGAGCGTGTGGATGAAAAGAGTGCCCTGCAGATCACAACGGTCTATGCCTGTGTACGTCTGCTGGCAGAGACGGTGGCGAGCTTGCCGCTGCACCTTTACAAGTTTACCGAAAAGGGTGACGGCAAGGAACGCGCTACAGATCATTCGTTGTATAAAATCCTGTACCGGCAGGCCAATCCGGAAATGACTAGCTTCTCTTTCCGAGAAGCAATCATGATGCACCTACTCCTCTGGGGCAACGCCTATGCGCAGATTGTGCGCGACGGCAAAAACGGCATCCTCGGCCTGTATCCTTTGCTCCCCGAAAACATGGAGATCGACAGGGCTGAGAACGGGGATCTGTTCTATACCTACCACGCCTATACGGATGAAGTTCCGGGAGAGCATGACAAGGACATTATCTTCCAGAGGGATGAAATTCTGCATATTCCAGGGCTCGGCTTCAATGGGCTGGTAGGCTTCAGCCCGATTGCTATGATGAAGAATGCCCTTGGCACAACGCTGGCAGTAGAGAAATATGGCAGCGCCTTTTTTAAGAACGGCGCACAGCCTGCTGGTGTGCTGGAGCATCCGGGTGTGCTGAAAGACCCGCAGAAGATCCGGGACAACTGGATGAATGCCTATGGCGGTGCAGGCAATGCCCACAAGGTGGCCGTGCTCGAAGAGGGCATGCAGTACAAACCGATCTCCCTGCCGCCGGAGGACAGTCAGTTTCTTTCCACCAGAGAATTTGGGGTGGAAGAGATCTGCAGAATCTTTCGTGTGCCTCCGCATATGGTCCAGGATCTGAAGAGGGCGACTTTCAACAATATCGAGCATCAGTCCATCGACTTTGTAATGCATACGATCATGCCCTGGCTCATCCGAATTGAGCAGGCGATTATCAAAGATGTGCTGATCGAGGAAGAACAGGACCAGTACTTCCCAAAGTTCAACGTCGACGGCCTTATGCGCGGCGATTATCAGTCCCGCATGAATGGATATGCTGTGGGCTTTTCGAACGGCTTTCTTTCTCCCAACGACATCCGCAGACTGGAAAACATGGACCTGATCCCTGCTGAGCAGGGCGGTGATGATTACTACCTGAATGGGTCCTATACCAAGCTGAAGGATGCCGGTTCTGCCTATGGCGCAAACCAGGTGGCGGAGCAGGAGAAGGCACAGCCTGAGGAAGATACACCGGAAGAAGAGCAGCCGGATGAAAGCCCGGATGAAGAAAAGGAGGAGCAGGGTGAAAGTAAAAATCACGCCGAGCGTCATGCGCAGCGCAAGGCACAGCGAAGAGGCCGAGCGCCTCAGAAAGAGAGGTAAGAATCGTGCAGAAATTCTGGAACTGGGTTCATGACGACAGCGTCGGCAGGGTGCTCCGACTGGAGGGGCCGATTGATTCGGATTCCTTCTGGGGCGATGAAATCACGCCGCAGATGTTCCGAGATGAACTCTACGCGGAGGAGGGAGACATTACCCTCTGGATTAATTCGCCCGGCGGTAATGTGTTCGCCGCTGCGGAAATCTATACCATGATCCGGGACTATCCCGGCAGCGTGACGGTGCGCATCGCAAGTATAGCGGCCTCCGCTGCGTCTGTGGTTGCGATGGCAGGCAATCTCGTGCAGATGTCCCCGACGGCCCTCCTCATGATTCATGATCCTTCCACCATTGCCATGGGTAATGCCAAGGATATGGAGAAGGCGATCACCACGCTCAACGAGGTGAAGGAGAGCATCATCAATGCCTACGCGGCGAAGACTGGCCTTTCCCGAAACCGCATCAGCAAGCTCATGAGCGATGAGACCTGGCTGAACGCCAAGAAGGCAGTT